GCAGCATAAGAACCACTATCCCCCATCTCCACGGTGTTCACCACCGTCAGTACTGCCTTGCTTATCTCGTAGTTAAGGAAATTCATAAAGTCCTTGTACAACTGAGAGCTGGCAGATTTCCCTCCTGCTTCTTTCAAGTCGATTGACTCATCGTCATTGATTACTGCCACTGCATCCTGCACCATGTTGTGCAACATACTCGCTAATTCCATCCTCATTTTCTTATCACTGTTCTTTGGAACTTTCCCGATTGCAAAAGGCATCCCATACTTCTCATTCATCTTCAGCCAGAACTTCATCCCTCCCCTCTTGAATGTAACAGGCCAGAAAACTTTCTTCGCTATCCTGTCTCCGTAAGGGTTCAGATAGTCACCGTTATACACGGCATTGATAAAGATTCGTGGATCAGCTTCCACACCCATCGAGTCCTTCGTCCTTATTCTTAGCTTGTTGCTTGTGTCAAAAAAGAAGTAATCCGGAGGACGGTCTTCCAGACGTGGTATTCTCATTCCGTCCTTAAGATCCCAGTTGATAAGGAAAGGTTGGTATCCGAAATACACACAGTCAAGAATCTTAGTCATGATGTCAGGTAACTCGAGCTCGTTAAATAGATTCTCAAAAAATTTAACAACCCTTTTACTGGCACCATTCCCCTTTATCTCCCACTCCATACTCTCCACACCGGTCTTACGTTTAGTAAGTACCGCACTCAGGTGACTGTCAATCTTCAGATCTCTGTATACACTAATATCTGTCCCCTGTGCTATCAGTATCGGGTCAGGATCAGGTAGGCGTGTGAGCCATGAATAATAGCCCATCTGTGCTTCTCTGTTAGCAAGTGTCTGCTGAGGTGAATTGAAAACATCATCTTCGAAATTATATATGAAACTCATTCTCGGTAATCCTTATATTATTTATCCTGCCAAATATAACAAGTTATTATTCCACAGTTTTGTCAACGGTTGACATAAAGTGTGGAAAATTTAGTCTACACATTGCACCATCAGATAATAAAAAAATGATAATTAAGAATTAACAAAATTTATAGGTGCATAATGAATGAATGGTTTGAAGTGTTCAAGATCGGTGAACACACCGACAGTGCAGGCAATAAAAAAGACTGGACTGAAAAGGATTTAGACAATATAGTCGCTAAGTACAATGAACAGAACGACCACGAAGCCCCCCTTGTTATAGGGCACCCCAAAAGCAATGATCCCGCTTATGGCTGGGTCGAATCTCTTAAGCGAGTCGGAGACAGGTTGCTTGCTAAACCCAAACAGGTAGTTAAAGAATTCGCAGATGCAGTGAAAGATGGACTCTACAAAAAGAGGAGCATATCTCTTTATCCGGATGGAACTCTGAGACATATCGGATTTCTCGGTGCTGTTCCTCCTGCAATAAAAGGGCTCAAAGATCTGGCTTTCAACGATGCAGACAAAAACCCCATCACTATCGAATTAGAATTCGAGGAAGCTAAGGACGTTGATTCTCTCAAGCTTGAAATTGATACTCTGAAATCTCAGATAACAGAGAAAAAGGCTCTTGAGAATCAGCTCACAGAGTACAAGGAAAAGACCACTAAGCTCACAAAAGATTTTGAAGATGCAGTCGCTAACCGGTTAGAAGCAGAGCAGAAGCTTAGCTCCCTTTATCTCAAACAGCGTAAACTTGAGTATGAGCAGTTCCTCAACGAGAAGCTCGCTTATGGCAATCTTACCCCTGCTCAGGCTGATGCAATCAAGACTCTGCTCACTTCACTCGAAGCAGTCCAGGAATTCAGTGAGGGTTCAAAAGATACCATCATAGAGCAGGTATTTTCATCGTTCAAAGAATTCGTTAACACTCTTCCGGTACAGATACCCCCTGCTCCCTCTACTGCGGATAAGAATCAGCAATCAGACCCGACCGAATTCAGCGAACCTGTTAAGGTAGCTGAAAGAATGGCCGCTCTGGTCAACAACAAAGTAATCAATAATCAATAACATTTAACGGAGAATAAACAAATGACAGATTTAGGAATAACATTGTCTCAGCAGTCAGAGCTGAACCTTTTCGCAGGGAGTTTCCCTCGTGTCGAAGTCCCTATCGTGATTGTCACCGGTGCAGGAGTACTGGTTAAAGGCACAGTGCTTGGTAAGATTACCGGTACAGTAACCTACGATGCGTATAGTAACGCAGATAACACCGGCTTGGAAGTCGCAAGATTAATATTAGCTGAAGATGTTGATGCAACTAACCAGGCAGTTAACACCACCGGCTTCGCTTCCGGAGAGTTTAATGAAGACGCTCTCACCGGTCTCGATGATGCCGCTAAGGTTGATTTCGAGGGCACACCGATTTTCATTAAGAAAATTTATTAATATAATCTAAGGAGAAAAACAAAATGCCAGGATTAACAACTTTCGGCTGGATGACCTTAACGGAGCTTGTCAATAAAATTGTCGCTCCGAAGACATTCGTACTTGATAAGCTATTCGCTCCCCGGACAAGACAACACCTGACCAAATCAATTCAGGTCGATCTCAAAATCGGGAACAGGAAATTAGCCCCATTCGTTAAAAGAACTCAGGGTGCTACTGTAATTGAACTTAACTCAAAGACTTCACAGTTCTTTGAAACCCCTCGCATAAGATTGAAGAAACAGCTTTCTGCAAGTGACCTGCTCTTTGTCAGAGCTGAGGGATTCCCAACATATTTAGGTAACGGACAGACCATCGCAACAGCTCGTGAGCAGAAAGTAGCTGAAGAGCTGTTGGACTTGAAAGACATGACAACCAGACGCCTTGAGTGGATGGCTTGCCAGGCTCTTACCGGTGCTATCACCGTCACCCAGGACGACCTCGAGTTTACAATAGACTTCCTGATGCCGGGTGCCAACAAACCTGCTCTCCAGGGCAATGCTCTGTGGAGTGCTGTCGCAACAGCAGATCCGCTCGCTAATATACGCGCTTGGAAATTGGTTGTTCAGAATGCTCGTGGTATCGTACCAACTATGGCAATTGCAAGACATGAAGTTATTAACCTCTTGCTTCAGAACACTAAGGTAAAAGAGATTTTGAATCTGCGTAATCTGAGTGTTGGTTCATTGAACACTAACGCACAGCTCAGTCCTCTGGGTGTTACCTTTATTGGTAATCTCGAGGGTGTGGACATTTACGAATACAACGAATCCTACGTTTCACCGTCGAACGTTGTTACCCCGATGATCCCCGATGACAGATTCATACTCGCTTCCCCGTCTGCTGATAACAGACTCCATTACGGTGCTATCGAAGACCTCGATGCTCAGCAGAATATTGCTATGGCGTTCTTCAGTAAGGACTGGATTGAGAAAGATCCGTCTGCTTACTGGCTGTTAACCGAGTCAAGCCCATTGACTGTTCCTCACGAGCCTGAGACAATCGTTTGTGCTAAGGTGAGGTAGTCACATGAAGATGATTAAAGTACTTGTAACCGGTTCATTGTGGGACGGAGAAAAGTTCGTCACAGGTGAGATCAGTCTCTCAGAAGAAGAAGCACGTAGCTTGTCAATCAGCGGACATGTCAAGATTCTTCCGGAAGAGAAACCTGTCGTAGTTGAAGAGAAGATTGAAGTCTCTGAAATACCCCTTGTTGAAAACGAAGAGAAACCACGCAGTAAAGGGAAGAAAAGCTAATGTATTGTAGCATCTCGGACATACTGACAGATCTCCCCCGAAACGAGGTTATTAACCTTGCTAACGATGAAAATAGATTGGAGTCGGCAATTAATCTGAATTCCGGCTCCGATGTTCTCGTGGTTCGTGTTAATACAATTATCTCGTCAACCGAGGAACAGATCAATATGTATCTTCGAAGCAGATATACTCTACCGCTTACTACAGTCCCCGCACGCGTGAAAAAGTACGCTGTAATCATCTCAATATATAACCTGTATTTACGCAGATTTCCAATTGAGACTCCCTATTCTAAGGAATATTCGGTAGTAATTGCCGAGTTAAAGGACATCCAGAGGGGCCTTTTACACCTCGATTTCCCTCAATCTGACGTTAATTCAGACACCTCGGATGACTACTATGTCTGTAATAAGACTTCTTCAGACCGTGTTTTTAGTGATTCTTTATTGGAGAATTACCAGTAATGAACACACAAGCACAGAAATCAGCTATCGTCTCCAAGCTACAGGCTCAGTATCCTAAGATAAGGATTGAAGTAAGAGATGTAAACAATCTTCTTACTCATCCTGAGGGGAAAATTGTTGTCGTGTATGTCGGGAATGATGTCAATCGAAGCAATGCTGTAAGTTATGAAACTGTCGAGAAGTTCGAAGTGAATATCCTCTTTAGGGACCCCCTCGCCAATGAAGATGTGCTCGAAATGATCGACACTATCCGGGAGCTGCTCCATGCTTTTAAGATTAATGGAAACGATTACGAAAGGCTCTACTTCCAGGGGTCAAGGTTAGAAGAATTTATACCTGAAACTTCGGTCTATGCCTACAAGCTGACCTTTGCATGCGTTCAGGAGAAAGCAGTGAGTGTGAATATATGATATTGTTGTTTATTCTATCCCTTGTTTTCGTTGCTCTTGCTGCTGGCTGTAATGCGATTATGGACGTAACCATGTTCAAATTCGACAAGTCCATTTTCAAAACGGATAACGAGAAGTGGAACAGGTGGTGGTCTGACAGGTCGCACAGGTTCTGGATAATTCAGCTCAACGACGGTTGGCATCACTCTAAAATGTGGATGGTTTTCTTCCTTATTCTCGCAGTTTTGTCACATGCACATCACAAATACTTCTGGGATTCGTGGAATATCACCCTGCTTATCGAGTTTGTATTCTATGCCTTGGCTTGGAACCTGTCTTTCAATTTCTGTTATGATCACTTATTTATCAGGAAAGAGAAACAATGAAATTACTAATGAATAATGCATTCAGAACATTCACGATTATCCTCTTAATCCTGATCCCTCTTGTTCTGATCAGTCTCACAGAGGAGTATATCCGGTTCTCGGTATTTACAATTGGACTAATGAAAGCAGTTACCTCAATTTTCCTCTTCTGGTTATTCGATAAATATGCGCTTTCTGAAGTAGACACTATTAAAGAATTAAAAAAAGGAAACATAGCCTATGCGATATTCTTACTTGCTATTGCTCTTATTGTGTCTTCCGCTATCGTTTCTTTTTAGCCAGAATACAACATATCACCTGGACACAGCTTATTCCTACCTGGGAGTAACTGAAAAAACAGGAAATAATGATGGCAAACAAGTTGAGATATTTCTTAAATCAGTCGGGAGAAAAAAGGGAGATTCCTGGTGCGCTGCTTTTGTGAGCTACTGCCTGACTGTTTCGGGAGTTATTGATCCCAAAACAAGGAGCGGACTCGCAAGAGACTTCGCTACCAAGACCGATAAAAGACTTGTAATCAAGGCTACAGATGTAATCTTGAAAAAATACAAGGTGGTTAAGGGTGATTTAGTTGTGTGGCAGAAGGGGGAAACAGTATTCGGACACATAGGAATGACAACCGAGGACTGGAACGCAATAAAAGGAAAGACAATCGAGGGCAATGTCAGTAACAAGGTCTCTTTAATGACTCGGAAAATAGAACCTGCTAATTACTTCAGAATTAAATGGTTTGTAAAAGTTAAAAATGAAAAAGATTATTCGAAATATATTTATCATAGCGCTCCTTTCTACTCTCTATTTTAGTTGCTCTTGTCCCAAACAGCTGACTGAAATAAAGCCTGTAGTATTGCATCCGGAGATCATCGAGGATACCGTCAGAGTTACGTCCAGAACAGACTCTGTTATCATCGGTGTTGAGACTATCCGGAATGACACGGTTATGATCGTAAAGTATTTTCCCGAATATCAAAAGTTTTATGTCAAGGCTAAGCCGGACAGCATACTCTTCTTCGATACTACTCATATAGTCGAGTACGTCACGAAAGAGGAGAGTTTTTGGGACCTTAAAACACTCCTCTACATTGGTTTGATAGTAGTAATTCTAACAATCATAATAATACGGAAATGATACCCATGACAACAGAGCAGAAGTTAGACTATTTAGTCAGCGAAGTTGGTTCAATAAAAATCAACCTGGCAGTTTTAACCGAGAAAGTACACAACAACAAATCACTGTTAAATTGTGCTGTTCATACTGAGAAACTCGATGAACACGCAGGTGACATTACAGAAATTAAGCAGGACATCGAGCGGTTCAAAACTGCAATAAAGGTAAGCAAATATTGGTTAACAGTTATAACAACTTTGCTTATTATCATTTTAGGATTAGTAACAAAACAATATTTATATCAATAATACGAAAGGTAAGAAACAATGATACTTCAATCATTTTATGATTTAGCCGACTTAATGAAGGCAAAAATTGATGAAAGAAACGCAATGCTCGGGACTCCCGCAGACGCTTATACTGTCTTTCTGCAAGCCTGTACTCTTGTCGGCGCTGAACTGGTAACTACTGGAACTGTTACCAAACCATACTCAGATGGTTCATTCAACACCGCAGTCGATACTGCAACAACTAATCTGGGCTATGATCCAACAAACCTCACAGAAAGACAATACGGACTGGATGACATTGTTGGAGCTCTCAGTCTGCCAACAGGAGTTTCAGCATCACAACTAATTACATTAATAACGGAAGGATGGGCTAATATGTTCACAATGGATTCTCAGGGAAATTACAACGTGGTTGAAGCAATTGCTTCGCAGGATATTGATACCGAAGCGGTTGAAAGTAACGGAGTTATGATACCGAATGATGCAGACGCATTACAGTTGTCCTGCTCGGTTGATGACCTTGAAGCCGCTAACAACGTAGTATTTGCGTACGCTGTAAGTGCTGATGACGAAAATTATTCGGATTATTCGGATTTAGGCACTATGGTTGCAGAAGGAACAAAGATTTACGCAATCGACAACCTCAACATTCCGAAATACATAAAAGTCAAGGCGACTGCTTCCGGTGAAGCAACTGTTAAAGTTTCTGTTTCAGTAGCAAAGTAAGGAGGAAAAAATTATGTCACTTGACAAATATATTCCTGGCGTTAGTCAGGGTGTTACCCCAAATCCGCTTGTAATTGATATTACGTATGCGGAATTGGTTGATAAAATTTCTCTGTCTGCTTTGATTCCTGGACAGAAGTACCGAATAACCGATTACAGGACGGCGTACAATATGCCGAATGTTACGCCTGCAGAAAAGATTGTTTGTACAGTCGAACCTTTGTTAGTTACAGCAAACTCGGTAAATACTTTGTCAATGTACGCTTATTCAGAAGCGTATCCGCAAGATGAAATATATTATAATCCTACGAGCGACCAAGTAGTAATGCCAGGATGCGACAAGGGTTACATTTACAGGCGTATTGATAAACAAAAAAACAACGATATAACATTCGATTATCGAAACGTTAAGTTTCGCAGATGGTTAGTTAATATTCTTGTTACCGACACTACTGGGGCAGTCGCTAACTACACTATCGGCTCGGTGGTAAATAAAACAGGCACAACAGAGCTATACCTCAAAATCGGAGACGGAAATACGAAACTGTTCACGGATACAACCGAATGGATTAAGTTGCCTTTCGCTAACAATACATACAGCCTTTACGAGACTACGGTTTATTTGATAATTGATGATATTACACCAATAATGGCTGAGATAGTTACCGCATCCCCAACTGGTCGGGATTACTATATGTTTTCTGTTGATGAAGCTGGGACACAAAACGATTACGCAAATGTTATAAATAATAAAATAAACATTAGTGCAACCTACAATTTTATTTTTCAGCATAATACCGTATTCAAGAGTACCCAATACATTAAGCAGAATGTAATTGATGTTGAGTCTTTTTACAATAACCACATTACAGACATATTCATAAACAACAACATTAAAAAAGCATTTTTCACTAATTATTTCAAGGCAGTCTCTTACTGTGATTTTAACTATGGTGCGAGTTTGGTGATGTGCGGTACTGGGATTGGAAGAAGCATATTTGAGGAATTAACACAATGTTGGTTTGATACTATAAGTTATTGTAAGGCAAATTACTTATATGCTAATATTTTCGGTGGTACAATTAGTCACTGTGAAATTACTAATGCGATGCAAGGATGCAGAATACCCCCCTCTACAACGAAAACAGTTTTTGGGCTTGTTGCAGATTCAAATTTAATGAATTCTGCAACATTGCCTTTGACTTTTACAAAACAAGTTGACACAAATCAGGGTAATGTTTTATATGGTTCTTATATTAATGCGAATAATGAAAAAGTAATATTTGACCCTAGCACAGATGCGATTATATCCATTAAAGAATACACCGCTCTCCTTTCCGAGACAGGTTACGCTGCTACAAGCGGTTTGCTTATTGCAGGACAGACTTATTACATTGCAAGTTATGTAGCAGGTGATGACTTCACAAATGTTGGCGGAACAAACGTAACAGGAAACACATTCACGGCAAGCGGAACAACGCCGACAACTTGGACTAATAGTTCAATCCTTGTGAGTGTTGGGATAAGTGCTCCAGCGGTTACATTGCTTGCAAACAGTTTGAGCGGTGCAATTGTTTGGACTTATTCAGCAGTCGGCACATACATCGGAACTTTGTCGGGTGCATTCACGGAAAATAAAACCGTATTCAGTTATCCACCTTTGGGAGATGACAAGGCGGTTACGGTCGAATGGACTTCAGCCAATGTTATAACGGTTAAAACTTATGAGACAGGTGCGTTAAAAGACGGCTTGTTAGTGAAATTCCCATTAACCATTAAAGTTTATCCATAGGATAAGGAAGGAAAAATAAAATGGCAGTAGTAGTAAACACATTTCTCGGAGAGATCTATTACCTGAGTGATGTTGGAACAACAGATCACGATACGTTTTACAACAACACAACGAACGTTACCCCGGCAGATTTCGCCACCGATTTCACAAAAATAGGTGTCTTTTCGGATGACTCCGGAATAAAGATCACCAAAGATGGTGAAGCCGCAACAAGTGACGGGAAGAGCATTTCGTTTGGTTTCAAGAGTGATATTTCCTTACCGATTATTGCTCAGGACGACTCGGTTGTAAGCGCATTCGAGGCAAGAGTTGCAACTGTTCAGGATTGTTGCTTACTGATTAAGTACACTAACCGTTCAGGTGCTCTGCTGATCCGTCCCAATGCCTGGATAATTGAAGAAGACATTAACTTCGGAAAGAACGCAGGCAGTAAGTTCACAATTACCGGTTCTACAAGAGGACAAACAAAAGCAGAACTCCGTAAGACAATCACTATGGTAACTCCTTAAGGATAAGGTAACCTGATGATTTACAAAGACAAAACAAAAATCCTTAGTTTTGTTAGTGATGTAGTGATCTATTATTCAAACACAGGTCAAACCTCTGTCGGTATAATTCCTGATGGTAAGGTTACGATCAAAGCGGAGAGTATAAAATCCAAAGACTTAGAGGGAGTCTCATACGGTATCGGTTTCGATATTAGTTTTGAGATTTCCTCGATGAATCTCTACGATCTTCGACGCTTTGAACAGTTGAATAATAAACTCGTTTGGATTGAGTTCCAGCCGGCAGCTCTGTATCTTGCAGACGTCACGATAAACCTCGACGTTGATATTTCAATTAACAGCAACGAGAGAGGTACTATAAAAATGACTGGTACCAAACGGTGCGAGAGGATTACTGACGTACTTCATGGTCATAACTGGGCAGGTGTATGGAACAATAAGTGGACGGCCCCCTCCCCGGGCATTGGGAGCTGACAATTGAATGATTGCAATATACTCTCACTGGAGCGTCCCTTGTAACCTGAACGGTAATAAGATTCACGGCAAACTGGATAAGGATTACTTTATGGCGTATCTCTCCACCTCGGTCAGATACGCTAAATTATTCTTCGATAAAGTAATCTTATTCACTGATACCGAGGGTCTTCAGTTCTTTTCTGATAATACAACCCCAATCCTCTCCCCGGCTGTCTTTGACAAAGTCGAAGTAATCCTGGATAATATCAATTTCCCCCCTAATTTCTGGGCTATTGGTAAAATATACGCATTCCAGTATGCAGCAGTTGTTTATCAGCAACCATTTATCCACTTCGACTACGACAGTTTCATTACAGATAACGTTGTCCACATCCTCGAAAATCAACCTCTCATTGCACAGCACAAGGAAACAGAAGATTTTTATGCGGATTATTCCAAATATGGACTAAAACCTAATAAATATGCTTACAACACAGGTATATTTGGCGGATCAGACGTCCGGACAATAGCTGATTACTGTGCAGGAGCCCTGGAAACAGCTGAAAAACTCAGAGAATTCACACATCCGGTTAAGGACCGACTTATTTCTTGCATCTTTGAACAGAAATACCTCTATGACTTCTGTAATGAACGTAAAATTAAACCATTCTTAGCCTCTGAAAACATCCGTGAAGTCTATCGCCACTATTGGCACAACAAACAGGACCCGGGGGCAATGAAAGAAGCATTATCTCACCTATCAAGGAGTTACAATATTGGAACATAAAAGGGAAAAATTCATTTTTAAGAACAAACAGAACAAACCAATCAGCTTAATTACCCGAAAATTCACCTTTGAAGTGGATGAATATCTTGAAAACAGGTTCCCCGGTTACACTTCCGGGGAGTCCCTCGATCTCCAGGTGAGGTTATCCGAAGTAGCCGCCGATTTTAAGTATTTGTTAGAGGGGAAAACAGACAATATCGACTGGGGGAAACAGGATTACGAAGATATTATGCAGGTGTACGCTTTTTTTTTAACGTACAAAAAGAATGCCTTATTGAGGCAATTGGAATACAGAGACGAAACCCTTGCTATGGCTACGAGCTTAGCAGTCCGGATGATGACGACTTCAGAGCTTCCGACTGGGTCTCATCCGAGCTGATCAATAAACAGAACAGGTTCTCTATCTGCAAGGACATTACAACCTTTGAACACGTTAACCGGACTCACTGCAGATGTAGTTTCGCTCTATATGAAGTCTTTACTATGGTCGAGGCCATAAGAAATGACATCTCCATAAAAAGACTTAAGAGTAAATAATTGACACGTAATTGATATTGTAAGGAAATAAAATAATGCCGTTACCACAGAATACCATTGAACAATTAAGACAAAAAGTCTCGGACATTGAACTCCTTGAGATCGAGAAATCAAGCCTGGATATTCTCGCTCAATACCCCACGATCCTTGAGGGCTCAGAGCTGTTCGTTTCCGTATCCGTTCCCTCTGTCGCCACGCGTGCTATCCAGAGCATAGCCCTTAAAAACCTGTTCACCCCAAGCGAAATAGTTGTGAGAGCTCTCCTGAGACGCTCAGCAGTTCAGTCACAGATCGATCTGCTCCTTGGCAACCAGGGTGAAATTAACATCCCACACGAGGAATAACTATGGCTGACATTAATCTAAAATTAACTATAGACGGAAAAGAGGCTATCCAGACTCTTAACCTTACCGAAGCTCAGGTTAAGCAGTTAAAAGCCGATCTCGACAAGATCAAGAATGAGAAGATAAAAACCACCCTCGAAACCGAACTCAAGGGTATGCCAATCGATCAAGCCAGGGCAATGTATAAAAATCTCAAAACCGAGTTCCAGGATAAGATCAAGGCAAATGTCCCCCTCGGTGAGCTCGATGAACTCAAAACAAAACTCGGTACAGTCCAGAGCGCCCTGAATGGAGTTGAAAACGAAAGTAAAGACGTCGCAGAATCCTTTAGTAAATGGGGGATGGTAACTGCCGGATTGAGTCAATTCACTCAATTAGCCGGTCAGGCAATGGATATTATAAGCAAGCCCATTGAAGGAGCTATGCAGTTTGAAAAATACGAAACCTCCCTTAAGGTTATGCTTGGTTCAACTGAGGCAGCCCAAGCAAGATTAGATGAACTTGTAAACTTCGCAGCGTCCACACCTTTTGAACTCCCACAAGTAATCGAATTGGGAAATCAACTTCAGGCGATTGGCAAATATAGTCAGCAAACTATGACGGATCTTGGTGATCTTGCCGCCGCATCCGGGAAACCAATAGAACAGGTCGTCGGGGCATTCGGTAAACTTGCAACCGGACAGAAAGGCGTCGCCGTAGATATGTTCAGAGACTTGTTAATTTCAACAGCCGACTGGGAGAAAGCAGTCGGAAAGAGTATAGACAAAATCACCTCAGATGAAATGTTGGGAAAGCTTCCGGAGATTATGAAGTCAAAGGGATTTGCCGGTATGATGGATGAACAGAGTAAGACTCTGGATGGAATGATTTCTAACATGAACGATTCAATGTCAGGAATGGAAAGAGCGGTTGGTCAGTTCTTATTACCAGCGGTTAAGAGTATCGTGGGAGGTATGGGTGAAAGCGGAAATGCTATGCTTTTGTTGGGGAAATATGCTGTCGGAGTAGTCCCATTTCTTGGTTCTTTGGGAATGGCAGCCTCCGGATTAGCTCCGATATTTGCAAAGTTAAAATTTGCTATGGTTTTTGACGTTCAAAAGTTTAAAGCGGTTATGGATACTTATAGGTTGCAAATGCACTTGGCGGCAATGGATTCGAGAGCGGCCGGGGTTTCAATTGCCGGGGCTGGAACGGCGGCTCAGGTTTCAGCAACGGGATTCAGGACGGCCGGAATGGCTGTAAAAGGTTTTTTGGTTGCAATGGGCCCAATCGGTTGGGTAACTCTAGGAGTTACAGCCCTGGTTACTGCAATGAGTTTCTTAGGAAATGAGGCAGATGAGCTAAATAATAAAATGTCTGAAAACGAAATCAGTTTAAAAGCTGAAAAAGAGGGATTTGATAAACTTGCAAAATCCGTTTTAGACACCAAGCTCCCAATGGAGGAGAGAAAGAAAGCACTTGATACCATTCAAAAGGATTACCCCGGGTATCTTAGTAATTTAAATTTAGAGACCATAAGCCAAACCGAGCTTGCAAATGCTTTGAAGTTAGCTAATGACCAATACGAAAACCAAATAAAATTAAAAGTTCTTGATGAAAAAAGAGAGTCGCTAACCAGAAAGAAAATAGAACTTGAAAACACAGCTCCTGAAGCTAATTTTTGGGATGCGACCACTGGTGCAATAACTTCATTTGCAAGCGGTGACAAAGGCATAATGACCGCGGTTAATACCGGGATAAGTGCATCACAGGACTGGAATGAAGAACTCGCCAACACAAGAAAACAACTTGGGGATATTGATAAACAACTTAAGGAACTCAAAACTACTGACAAAGTTGATACAACACCCACAACCACAGGTGGAAAGACCAGCGGAAGCAAAAAAACCTTTGCGGATGACCTGAAAAAGCTTGAAGAATCCTATCAAACCTCACTCTTCAAGATGAAAGAACTCGACAATGCCAGTAAAGAGGATCTGTTAAAGGCAGAAAAGAAATTTATTGAAGACAAAATCCTCCTATATCGTGAATATGATAAGGATAAAGCCCCCCTTATTGTTGAACTGAAGACGGTAATAACTCAACTCGATATTATCGAAGAAGAAAAATTCCTAAAAGAGCGTAAAGATTCACGAAATAAGGATCAGAACCTCGGCATGATGGAGCAACTGGAAAAAGAAGTTAATCCAAACTACAAAGCTCCTCTTTCAGAAGAAGAAAAAAAACGAAATCAGGAACTCATAAATCAGGAAGCTGAATTAAAAGAGCGTAAAGAGAAGTTCCGGATCTCCCAGATGGATAACGAGTTCGACAGACAGCGTGCTATGGTCGATTTTGAGGCTCAGGCAGAGCTCGATAAATACAAAAACTACTCCAATTATGCTCAGATGAAGCTCCAGATTGACGCAGAAACAGCCGCTGCAAAGGAACAGATAAACAAAGCCGAGAATGGTGCACAGATTTCTATGGCAAAAGAAACATTAGGTATATTGGCAGGTATGATAAATGAACAGACCGTACTTGGGAAAGGAATTGCAATAGCTCAAGCGACTATTAACACATACGAGGGAGCCACCAAGGCACTTGCTCAGGGTGGCATAATGGGCCCGGTTATGATGGCTGTGGTTATTGCCTCAGGTATGGCTCAGGTCGCTAAGATTATGGAAACTCAGCCACCCCAGATGAAGGGTTACGAAAGGGGTGGTATAGTGGTTGGTGAGAAAGGTCCCGAAATTATTTCTCCAATGCAGGACTACGCATCCGGACAGGCAAGATTAATCAATGCCGTCCTCAACCAGGTCGGCAGTGGCGGTGATGGTGCCAGAATGGAGAGCCTCTTTATGGGCTTCTATGCCCGACTCGAGAGCTGGCAAACCAATATGCAATTCCAGATAAAAAGAGGAGATCTGTATAGTTCGGTTCGTAAAGAAAGCGTTAGCAAAAACAGAAGAGCACTATAATGTTTTATATACTATCGGAAATAAAAGGATTTATTTATAATTATCAGTTGGTTATTGATACCCCAAATTTGCCAAGAGAATTGAGTGGTGCAAAATTTATTCTTTCGGAGTTAGATTTTATTAGTGAAAATATAGATGACATTAGTAATTTTATATCATACGCTTCAAGTGCGAAAGCAAGCATATCATTCACAGATTATTCTTTGTATCAAATTGTGTTAACTGCTCTCAATACATCCGGGGAATGTCGTATATATAAAGAGGGAAATTTATGTTTTATAGGAAATATATTAGACAGAGACAACATTGAATTTGATAACGAGGGCAGGGAGATTACTTTTTCTATAGTAAATCGGATAAACGAGTTAAAAAACATTAAAGTTGCTGATGTTTATATGGAAGATTATTTTGTATATCCAAGCCCTTATAATAGTCGACCTCCTGTACTTAGTGGGACTTATTACCTGTTAACTGATGTAATTAAAGTATATTTTCAATTAATAGGAATAAATCAGAATAATATCCATTTTAGGAATTTAGAAAATGTTTGCACTCGAGTGGTGGATTTTGACAATGGTTCAAGCCATATCAGGAATTTCTATAATTTATATTTTGAATTTATCGGAATCAACCAGAATCCTGACCTCAAAATATGGGACTTATTAAAAGAAATATTTAATTTATTTTTACTTGATTGTTTTATCGTGGATGACACTGTAATTATTCAGAACAAGTTCATCTGGCGTAATCCTCACATTCAGACTGAGAACCTAAATTTCCCTTTTTCTCTCAATACATCTTACAGTATAAGACAAGGTAAGAATTCAATAAAAGCTAAATCTGATTTGAGAGAATATACACAAGGAGTAAATATTGGCGATGATGATAGCGAACTTATTATAACGACATCAGTAATAGATTGCTTATATAACGGAAACTACTGGCATGGGTTCGGGGCAATTGCAGGTGGTTATATGGTCAGAACTGATTTTTTTGCATTAACCCAGTACGACCAAAACTTTAAAGATTTGTTGCAGGCATTTTGTAATGTTGCATATGGTAATTTATATGAATCGAAAATGTTAATAAAAACGTCTAAAACTGGAGAATTCGACATAACAAAGTTTTATCAATACCAAAACAGATATTACAAAGTTGTCAATTATTCTTTTAATGTAAAAGATCATAAATCCGATATATCTCTTGTGGAGGTAAAAAATGGATTATAATATATCATGACAATCCCCTAAAATCCCTAAATCTCTGTTATACTTTCTGTTATACAAAGATTCCTTTAAAATGAAAAACCCTTGTAAGTGCTTATTTTACAAGGGTTAAAGTGGTGGGGGCTGAAGGAGTCGAACCTCCGACCCTCTGCTTGTAAGGCAGATGCTCTAAACCAACTGAGCTAAGCCCCCCTTTAACAAACTTTTCTTTCCTCTGACCCCTCCGATGTATCGGAGTGCTCT